TGTCCTTCGATGACATGGCAAAGATTATTCAGAAGATGGAGTGAGTAAAATGCCAACAAGAATGACAGCAGAAGAAGCAAAAATTGAACAGGCTATTAGAGCCGCTAGAATTGCAAAGCAAACTCTACTAGAAGAAACTAGGAACAGTATGCCATTAGAAGTAGATGAAGAATTAGTTAAGGTCAAAAGACCAAAGGCTGAAAATGTTACTATCAAAGTTCCTAATCAAGATAAAGAAGGATTTGGTCTTGCAGGTGTAGAAGAGGAATATAAGATTAAGAAAGCAGTAGACCCCAAAGAAGACATCACTCTAAGAACACAATTATCTACCATTACGGGATTAAATGTTAATATCGGTCTAGAGTTATTAGAAGGAGAGAAAGCAAGATTGACAAAGAAGCAAATTGAGACTATTTCTCGAACTCTAAAGGAGATAAAAGCAATGAAGACTTCTGAATTACAAACAAGAATAGCACTAATAGAAGGTCTTGGACTTACCAATGTCATCAGAGTTTTAAAGTGATATTATGCCACTAACCGGCCTTCTATTTGAGAAGGAAACTGAATCCGTCTCAAGCAAAATACTCTCACTTTTTGAAAAGACTAGAGTAGCCTATCTTTCCGCTAAGAGTGACCCTAAGAACTACGGGTCTAGATGGAGAAAGGCAATAGAAGATATTAGAGACGAATATGATAATGTAGATTACTTGGGTGGCCAACTCCAAGAATACTTAGCAAGAGATATCATAGAAAATAAAAATGCTATGAATCCCGAAAGCCCTACTGCTTCAGAAGTCTACAACGCAATTAAAATGCTACGCTTCGAATCAGATGAAGTACAAGACCCATTTGCAAAACGCTTCAAAGGAAATGTTTTGGAAGCCTTAATGGGAGATAGTGGAGTTATGATTAAATTTATTCACTATGCTTTGAGAACAGATGATGAAACCCTACCGGATAAATTATATGACATCAAAGATATTGACCCCGACGACATTACAGTTGGATTGAAAGGTCTAGACTTAGACCCTAAAGATATCCCACTTTATATTACCGAACATTACGGAGACGGTAAAGATTCTAAAAAGATTGAAAGTAAGTTTAAGAATGGCCTTTCTCTATTGAAATTATTTTTCTTATCCAAGAACACTGAAGAAGATTGGAATAAGTTACTAGGCGTACAATTAAAGAAGGCTGAGAAATCTCAAGAAGAAAAGGCTGTAGTAGATTTCATTATTCCCAACAAGCCAATGTATAGAATATTTGAATTAGAAGATATTAACGAACTACAGGGATTTAGTGGAGAATGGGTCGTACAAGAAAAATATGACGGCATGAGAATACAGATTCATAAGATAGATAATAAAATTAAAATCTATTCATATAATGAAAAAGATATTACTGATAAATGCAAGGCCCAAGTCGAAGTAATGAAAAAGAAAAACTTTGGAGATTGTATTTTAGATGCAGAGTTAATCCTATTTGATGAAGAAGAGGCACTACATAGAGCAGATACAATTGCCCATGTTTTTAAAAATCAGCACCCCGATGCAACATTAAGGGCACATGTATTCGATATAATGAGACATGAAGAAAGAAGTATGGCAGGAGAAGAACTTAGAGAAAGAATAGATATCCTATTCAATAATTATTCTATGCACTCGGATGAGAGCCTAGCATTCCCTTCTAAGAAAGATACTAGAATTGCTGACAATCTAAAGGACATTAAAGAATATAGTGAAACTATTATGGGGATGCCCACTGCTGAAGGGGTAGTCATAAAGGACATTACTTCTACCTATTACATAGGGACTAAGAAAAACCCAAAGTGGATTAAATGGAAGAAGTTCGTAGACTTAGATTTAATTGTTTTAGATAAGAAGAAAACAAAATCAAATATGTTTTCATACACTTTAGGTGCAGGGCCAGCAGAAGGCGAAGGAAGACACATTAGAGAGTTAGACAAAATAAAATACATGGATGTTGGTAAGGCTAACAATACCAAAATAGATGTAGATACTGGAGATATTATTAGAGTTAAAGTAGATGAAGTTAAGTTCAATGGTGAGAAATATACTATTTACGGTTCCACCGTTATAGAAATACCCGAAGTAGAATACCCCGATAAAATAATTACTTTGGAAATGCTATCTAAAGAAACTAAAAAGAGTTTGAAATTTAAGACTAAGGCATTAGAGAAAGGAATTCTAGTTACAGACTATGTTCACGGAGAAGCGATATTAAAATCTATGGATGGGTTTACTTTCTACGAATTTGAAAAGGATAACCTAATGTCTAAACATGCAATGATGAATTTAGATTCTTGGAAAACCGATGCCGAGAATATAATGAAAACTAAGCAAAGTGAATTAACAGTAGCAGCATTTCAAGCATTAAAAGAAAAGGGCCCCATGTCAATAAAAGAATTACATAATTTCTTAGTTAAGGAACATGGAAGATTATATGATAGCGTATTAGGAGTACAGAAGGCAGGAGACATGTCTAGATTAGAGGAGTGGTTTAATTCTAGAGATGGCATAACCTACAACCATAAAGAAAAGAAGTTCATGGCAGACTCCGACAAAATCATGTTGAGTGATAGTTACAAGACCCCTTCGGAATATAGAAAAGGGGAGTTCAAAGTATATTCTAGGAAGGATGATGACCTAACCTTAGCAATTAATCTTTCAGAAGAAACGATGTACTGGACAATAGACATTAATTCAGATGATGATATATTTGACCTATTTGGTAAGGCGGGTAAATTCCCTTCCGAAGTCTCTACTAACATTTCACCCAATTCTAAAACCATTGATGAAGGAGAGATAGAGTTAGGCGTTCAAAGAGAAGGCTACCATGAATATTTCCTCAGAGGAAATAAATTTGAAACCAAAATGCACTTTAGAGTAGTTCCTATGGATAATAAGAAAATTTGGATAGCATGGACTGGCTATAAACAAACTGCGGCAGATAAAGATGGCGACGAAGGACTTTGGGATATTAATGAAGATAAATATTCTAAGTTAGTAATAAATAAAGAAAAACCATAAAGTATTAAATACCAAATGGAAAAAGGAAGAGTTGAGGAAAATGGGGTCTGCTGTTCTATCGCATAGAGAAAATGACTTCCAAATACTCAAAAGTCAAGACGATTTAATGATTGGAGGATATGCAAGCATAGAAATCGTTGATAAACAGAATGACTTAATCACACTCAAAGCCTTACAAGATGCAGTAAACAATTACATGGAGCAATCAAAATTTAGAAATGTAATGACAAACCATTCAAATGTCCAAGTAGGAGAAGTAGTAAAATCATATAGAGATAAAAATGGAAAAATATGGAAAACCGAAGTAGATGATGTGGGATTTTTTGTAGTAATAAAATTAAGAGATGACATCGAAAAAGCCAAAGAAATAAACAGGGGAATTCGCAAAGGAACATTAAGGTCTTTTAGCATAGGGGGACAGGCACTTCAAAAAGTTAAAAAGCAACATTCGGAATTAGGCGAATACAGCGAAATTAGCAAACTAGAATTACACGAAGTGACTATCTGCGAAAAAGGAATTAATCCGGAAGCGAAATTCGATATTTTGAAACAAGAAAAAGAGGGAACGAAAATGACCGACAAACTAGAAAAAGCACTTGAGGAACTTGACACTCTATTAGAGGAAGTCAATACCCTAAGGAAAGAAGACGAGGAGAAATCCCCTGCGGCTATGGAAGACGCAGAAATGATGGACTCAGAAATGATGGACACTGAAGAGGAAACTATGGAATACATGGATGAAGAAGCAAAGGCCCAGACCACACTACATATGGAAACTGGAGAACCAGCAGACCGTGTAGTAATTAGTGGCGGAAAGCCAGTAGGAGAAAAGCAAGCAAAGGTCGTCAAGGCTTTTGACAATGGTGAAATTACTTCACTAAACCTTTCCCCTGATGTAATCGAGAAAGCATACTCGGAATACAAGTCAGAACAACTAGAGAAGATTGCTCTAGGTAACTTAGAAAAGACTTTTGCAAACCGCTTTAAGTCTGAAGTTTCTGAAAGAAACACTATCATTTCAAAGGCTAACTATGATGCAAAGTCTGAAGTTAGCGCACTAAAGGAAGAATTGGCTGACCTACGAAAGTCATTCTCTACTGGAAAATCTGAAATTCTCAAATCACAGCAGACACCATCTGTTGCACTACCATCTATGGATGATGTAGCAAACATGTCATGGGCCGACTTAAACAGGCTCGCTGGAAATTGAGGGGGAATCTTAAATGGGATATATTAACACAATTAGAGACTTAGAAGCACAAACATACGGAATGGCTGGCGCATTTGGCGGCAACGATATTCTAAAGCAAGCGGGAGTAGTACAGGGATTACATAGTGCTCACGATATTGCCGACGCTGCCGCAAGTGGCGTTACTGGAATTTCCACAACAACCGGACTTTACAATGTTCTTTACGGACAGAAAGTTTGGTCAATGCTAAACCGTGAAGTAAATGCACTTTCAATGATTTCAAAGCGACCTTATTCTTCTTCGGGATGGAGAGTTCTAAAGAGCCGACCTTTCGGTGGCTCCGGAAACACACTTGCAGAAGCACTTGTAAACGATTCAGATACCTCAGATTCAGGAATTGGAGCAGATGCTCCTTCTGCTGATTTAATTGGTGGCGTTCCAGAAAACGCTGGACTTTCTACTGCGGCAGATGGTCTAGGTGCTATGGCTCCAACCTACGCTCAACTATTTATGAGTCCTAAGACTGTTGCACATCAATTCGATTTCTCTGAATTGGCAATGGAAATGGCAAAGATTGACGATGGAATTGGAGATATTAGAGCGCAAATGCGTGAAGATATGGGAATTGCTCACGCAGAAGCACAAAACATGATGCTTCTTATGCCTCTAGAACATTATGGTGAATCAACAAACCAATCTACAGGCCGTCTAGAAAACATCGAAAGAAACTACACTTCTCTAAACAAGATTGTTACAAGTCGTGCAGAACTTTTGGCTATTGATGGTGGAGTTATTGCTACTGATACCGCAAGCGCAACAAACAACTTGGGTAAGATTTACGGAGATGAAAGGCACAGTGCAGCATCTTTCCTAGATTCTGAAGTAGACTTTGGTTCCGGATATGCTAGTGGAGATGTTCGCTCGCTAACACTAACTCTACTTAACAACATGATTCGTAACCTACGAATTGCTGGCGGTTCTCCAAAGGTAATTCTAACAGGATATGATACAATTCAGTCTATTGCAGACCTACTACAAAGCCAAGAAAGATTCATGGACAGAAAGGAAATAGTTCCTACTGTAAATGGTGTTCGTGGAGTTAAGGGAGCAGAAGTTGGATTTAGAGTTGCAACATACTACGACATCCCACTAATTCCTTGTAAGGATATGGCTTCTACAGGAAACGCAACTAGCAAACTAAGCGATTTGCTTTTCCTTGATACTGACCACATTTGGTTGGCTGTCATGAAACCTACACAATACTTCGAAGATGGTATTTCCAATGGAAACCCATTCGGTGTTGGTCGCCTAGGAAACCAAGCACTTTACCGCACAATTGGTGAAGTCGGTTGTTCATTCTTTAAGGGACAAGGTAAGATTACCAACATTCAGTGAGGCGTTTAATATGACACACACAGTAGAATTTCTCGCAGACCACAAGGGCAATACTGCCCCTAAAGTGGTCGGGGATGAGTATATGGTTAGGGCTAAAATAAACCTAACTGCATATAGAGATGCAGCAGTAACTAGTACAGTTAATCTAGTTAATTCGGCAGAGACTATCACTTATGCTAGCGGTACTGCGTTAACTCAGCCCGTAGTTGGTAGACATATTACTATCGGTAGTGCTGCTACTGGTGGAAATGATGGAGTTAAACTGGTAACTGCTTCCTCTGCTACAGTAATAACTGTAGAAGCAAATGGAATCACAGCAGATGCAACTAATGACGAAATTACAATTACTCCAACATATGAGTTATTGACTGCCTCCGAACTAGGATTGTCAAGTGTAACTTCGGTTAAACCTATAGCACAAGAATCTACCCTACATCTATTTACAGAAATTTTAGGTACTAGTGGAACAGGAACTCTTCTAGATAAATCTACCTTTGAATTAGGTGCAACGGTTATGTCAACGGGCGCAAATGCGGCTGTTAGTGACTTGGGCTATGTTATACTAGAAGTAAGAGGAAACATTTGAGGCGTTTAGAATGGCTAAGATTTGTCTTAGTCCTACTTCGACAATGGGTAGGTTGGTTTTTGATAGAAAAGAAATCACAAGAGAAATTTCTTGTGAAGTATCTGCGGTTAAGGGTTTGATGAAGACCCAAGACCCCAACCTATCTGTTGTCTTCGAAGAAGGAGACAGGGAAGAATTATCTAATCTAGATGATAGAATGGTTTTAGAAGTTGTACGGATGTTTGGAATGCCGAAAGACTCTACCGCAGAAAATGTTGTAGATTTTGTATTGCCCAAACCTGTAGTCGAAAAAATCTCTATACCTAAAAGTGCTAAAAGAGGGGCTAAGAAAGCCGCTAAGAAAGTAAAGGAAATTATACTTCCCGAAGCCGAAATAGTAACTGAAGAAGTCGAAGAACCTACAGAAATAGTAGATTCTGAATAATCGACATCTTCAAGTATTATCGGCATTACGGATATATGGAGAGATTGGTATGGCAGATACATGTAGGTCTAGCGGAGTTTTGGTAGCAAGCGCAGTAATAGCAGCGCATCAGTGTAGGCTAAAGAGTTTACATTTGACTGGGTTTGCAGGTGGCGGCGATGTTATCACTGTCCAAATATATGATTCTAAGGACTCTACTCTAACTAATAATACAGAGTTAGTAAGGATTATCTTTGACGGACAATCCGGAGGACTTAATCTAGAATATGACATGCATGGTGTTTTGGCTAGAGAAGGACTCTATCTAAAAATAGCAAATAGCGCAGGTAGTCCTAATGGAGATACTCGCCATGCCATCTCCGTAGAATTTAACTGAGGTTTTTAAATGCCAGCATTAGAACACGACACACGACTAGTTATGACTATCCTTTTTGTAGGGACTGTAAGCGGAGCGAATGTATTTTTTTACGCTAATTATGGGATTGATTTCCCATATACTACCTTAGCACACTCGGCACTATTTGGCCTAATTACCGTTGGGGCTATTATGATACTAAAGGCAGTATTTGATTTAGCACTAAACGAAAAGATAGAAATGTATCTACTAGAAAGAAGAGTAAATCATTTTTGGCATCAGAAGAGAAAGGAAGAAGAACAGAAGGGAAAGATACGAGAGACTATGAATAAGCATAATACTAATTTCGGTTCATCCCCTGCTATGATTTCTACCATAGAAACAGAAGGCGTAGGAAATGAATTCTTAGCCGCTATCGAAAGATGAGGTGAATCCTCATGGTTTTTACTGGCTTTGATGAAGGCGCAATGGCGTATGATTTGCAGAGAGCGCATTCTGCTGATATTTGGTTTCTAAGATTTAGAGCCTATTTTTGGGGAAGTTGTGCGGCGTTAGCGTCATTTCTAATTGGGAATATATTAGGAGTATTTGATATTAACATATTAGGATGGTGCTTAGATGGTTTACAATCCGCATGGTCACATACTCTTGGTGGTTGAATGTGTCAGTACTCGCAGGTTTCGCAATTGTAATTACTGAAGCGGCGATAGCATTTTACAAAAGAATACATGCTATTCCGTTTGGCATTTATGGTGCAACAATGGTAGGTAAAACTACTTTAAACCATCAACTTAGAACTAGAGGGGAAGTACCCGATATTAAAAAAAGAACAGTGGGCTTACACAAAGGTACTAGAAAAACAATAAAGGTCGAGGGAGAAACCCATACCCTAAAGTCAGCAGATGTTGGAGGAGAATCTTTCTATTGGAAAGAATGGATTGCCGACATGAAAAGAAGAAAGGTCAAATATATTATTTTTATGATTGACCATAGACATCTAGATAGCGGGGCTAACCTAGACCATCAACTCGCTTGGAAGTTTTTAGTGGATGCCGTTTGTGCTAATACTTGGCCCAATGGAAAAAAGAAAAAGGAACCCGACTACCCTATAGCGGTAGGAATGTGGGCGAATAAATATGATATTTGGGGAAAAAAATATAGTCACGACGGAGAGATTCAAGACCATCCTATATTCGAGCCTTTTAAATATGGAATGCAAAGGTTAAATGATAAGGGCATACCAACTTTCAAATACATCGTGTCGGCTAAATCCCAACCGGAAATGGTCTACCTAGGCGTAACTACAATGTTAAAGGATTATTGATTAGAATGTTTCAACAAAATATAATAGGACAAATGAATACAACTGCACCATCGGCATTTTTGCCACCGATGCAAAGAGCAAGAGCAAGTGGGCCTGTAGAAGAATACAAATGCGTCAATATAAAACCCAAGAAGCAATTGAAAGAATTAGTTAAGGTTTTAGCACCGGAAAGGAAATCTTTTCTAAAAATTAAATACAGTTACAAGTTTAATCTAAAAGACCGTTGTGTAGTTTGCGGAATGCACCATACATGGGATAGTGGAGATTACATGAGGCCACCAATTCCCTTAACCCAAGTGACTAAAGGTAGGCCAATGCGAGGAACATATTGTCCTAAACATTCCGGAATACATAGACAAATGGAGATGCTACAGCAGCAGATTCTAGCAGAACAGCATGGCCTAGAATTCAAAGCCTTTATTCCAAAAATGCCTAAGATGATTAAAAGAGGCCCACTAAATACACTAAGCAAGGAAGATGTTAGTAGTTTAATTTCTGCCGGATGGCTTATTAAACCACCCACATTAGGAGATAATAAGTCGGCTACTCATGAAGCAATTACTATCGTTGGAGAAATAAATATTCTGACAGATAGATTGAATCATTTAATGATTAAACAAGGTGCTACATTAGAAACGGAGGAATGAAGAATGGGAATACTAGGAACCAGTAACGGTACTGTTTTAGGAGCAGTGCAACAACAAAGTGACCAACAATTCAAGAATGTAAATAATTTACTTTCTTTGCAAGATAATCATGTAGAGGAGTTTTTCCAATATCATGGAGATAAATTCCTAAAGTCATTAGAAAAACTCATGGAAGATGTAACCGAAAGGGTAGTTAGCCAAATGCTAACTAAACTACAGTTTGTTCAAGATAATACCACTGGTACTATTAGAATACACCCTGATGCTCTTAGAGAATATGAAAAGATTACTGCTGAAAACATAGAGTTGGATATTCTTAATCTATTGAATTCTGCTATTGATTCAGAAGTCATCAATCAAAGAAAGATGGCCAAGTCTCAATTTTTAGAATCTCAAGGATTCGGCGGAGGACAACAACCATCTGCGGGAATGGCAATTGCGGGATTGACAGGACAAACCCAACAATTCCAACAGATGCAAGGTGCTGCTAATAACGGAAGTGGATATCCAGTTCCTCCTAGTGGACAGGACATGTATGGTCGCCCATATTGGTTAGATGCACAGGGACAAATGTCATATGAGCCGCCGCAAGCAGGTTTAGGACTAGGTACTGCAATTCAGAAAGGTGCTGCTTGGGCTAAGTGGCTAATGTGAGGATGGTTAAATGCCCACTAAGGTAGTGAATGCACAAAACGAATTGAGGGAATGGCCCTCTGATTTCGAAAGAAAGATTAAAGATACCATCACTGGTAAAAATAAAGGAAAGGATGGATTTAAATTAGAAGGCGTGGATTCAATACCCAATCTTGCAGATAGGTCACAGAGAAGTACCATTATAGAATTTGACGAAGGTTCTTTTTCGGAAGAAGGTCTAAAGAAAATTGAGCAGATAGAAGATACTAAAATCTTAGATTTAGTAATGGAAGGTGGGCTGGGAGAGCAAACTAAACTAATTAGAAGTAGGATATATGATAAAGTAAAGGACTATACTTTAGAAGATATGAAAGATAAAACCAAGCGTCTAGAAATAATAGGATATAGCCTATACGGTAAGAGGCGTTCTGATGAGGATGTTGATTTAGATTCTAGTGTGGATATCGAGGAATATATCAGGGGCTTTGAAGACATTCCCCAAAGGGCAGAAATCGGTCAAGACATTCCTCATGTACCCCTGTCTCGATATCCCGAAGTTAAAAATCCTAAAAATAATATGTCAATTAAGTTTAATAGAACTGAAGAACAGTCTACCGGAACAGTTCATATATTCGACTATACTGGGGATGTTACATTTGAATACTCTAACACAGATAACCAAAAAAAGTTTTTGCAGTCATTATATCCAAATGTTCAATATAAGAACGCCGAAAGAAATTTTACTCAAGAGAAGGGAGATGAATACCTAATTGGTACATTGGAGGAAGACATTGAGCCCTTTAATTTAGGAAGTAAGCCGACTCTTTCAGATGTTGCTGGAAAACTTATTGATGAAATAGTAGAGGAAGATGGAAGCCTTGAGGAAGAGATGGTATCTGCCTTCGAAGAAGAAATACTAAAGAGAATAGTAGAGGCAAGTAGGGGGCAAGGACTCAAAGATGAAAAGTTCAAAGTCACCATGTCACCAAAGGGACAACTTAGAGTTATGGAATTCGAAGCCGGTGAAAGTGGCCCTACATTTTCACTTAGGTCAGATATAAAATATGGAATTAAAATACAAAACCAACCGAAGGGAATGTTTAGTGTAAGTCCATTTGCATACGAATATAGAGGAAAGAAAAAAGGCAATAGGACAGAGGTTGGAATACTTTCAGATTTATACGGAAAGGATGCACCTATGTATAGGGGAGCAATTGAAATGTATAATCAGATACCCGACGAGTTAGAGGGCGAAGATAGGGAAGCAGTACTTCAAGAAATTGGAGAAAAATTTAAACTAAAAGATGGTGAGATACAGGAGAGTCAAATCCAAGATGCCATTGCTAGGATAGAGGAAGGAATGAAAGACACAAGTGCGTCAGAAGATAACGAGTATAGATTAAACGAACCCCTTTCAGATAAAATAGACCAAATACTTCACAATTACTTTACAGTAAAAGAACAGATAGAAGAAGGTGCTTAAAATGCCAACAGTATTTTCCCCTAGTGACTACACTACAATTAATGCAGATTATTCTACAGGGCAGGGATTCTATACAGACAAAACCGCAGTATCGGATTTATTACAGATACCTGCTTTCGGTGCTGGTACAAATCCTACCCAAGTACAAGTAGGTTCTATAATAAAAAGAGTAGAAGGAATGATTGACGATAAAGTAAAGCGTTCCTATAGACCCATTAGGCATGAACACGAATTCCACGATTTTAATTTTAGTAGACATCCCGCAGACGCATATTATGGAGGATATGTTGGCTTTGTGCAATTGCAACATATGAAAGTTAGAAAGATTGTAAGTTTGCAAGTTTGGCAGGGGAATTCATACAAAGAATTGGCTTCGGCACAGGCAAGTATAACCATATTGGATTATGCAAAATTAAATACAATTGTCTTGACTTTGCCCGATGGCTCTACTACATTTACACTTACTGCTAGTAATAGCGTGGGTTCGAGTTTATCAGATTCTAATTTTAGTAAGAAGTTCGGTACTAAAACAACGGCTAAGGAAATAGTGTCTCTAATAAATGAACAATATCCCGCCAAGACCGCTTCGTTTACGGGAGCAGATAATAGAAAGAGTTTGACAGAAGATGGCTCTAGTAATTTTAACATTTCAGATTTCTTTTATGCAAGTACTGACCCCGACGATGGAACTAAAATTAATATCTCTTCTCTTTTAGAAGGGGAAGATGGTTCGGATTGCACTATTTCTGCTACAGTAACTTCCGGAGATGTTTCTGCTTCTATTAGCATTGATGCCTTTACAGATAAGCAAGACATGAAAAGAATTGGTAGTTTTTGGAAAATCGGTAATGAAGGCAGGATATTTTTCCTACAAGACTACCCGTATCATACTAATAACTCTGTAATAGTTTCTTATATCGCTGGAGATTCTAGAGTCCCTGCGGCAATACACGAAGCGGCTACAAAATTAGTAGCGGCAGAGATTCTAAGACACGATGACCAAACCATTCTCATTGCTGAAACTGGGGCAAACATTACCACTAAAGAAAAGTACGATATTCTAAAGAAAGAAGCAATGGAAATCTTAGATGGCAAGAAGGATTTAGTTTACATAATTGGATGATAATATGTTTGGAAATCTTTCTCAGCAATTTCAAAAATATCTAGAAATAGAAAAAGAAAGAAATCTACAAATGTTAGAGATATCTAAATTACTAAGAGTAGACTTTACATTTTCCGAAGATGAAATGTTAGCAAATGCAGAAGCCAAGATTGCTGAACATATGGAAAGAGTAATGAAAGATAGGCTAGAAGAAGCACTTAAGGGGATGGAATAATGGATGAAGTTAGTCTTTTAATTAATCTTCTAGATACAGGATGGTCTTCTTCTGCTACTGCTCTACAAAGCGCAGGTACAATTTCTAGTGACCATATTGGTAAACCAAATATAATTGATATTCGAAGTATGGAAGCAAACCGAGGAAGTCGGTACGATTTATCATTAAAAGACTTAATCGTTATTTTTGAAGATAGCCAAACTGTAGATTATCCGACAGTACATTATGATGTACGCAACGAAAGTTATTCATTTACAATTCACATTCGACATGTCCAAGATGAAAGAGCCGGAACGGATGCTGACTTTGGCAAAGATAGGCTAAGGGCTTTATACTTGATTACTCGTCATGTGCTTGAGGGGAAGCGCACCGGATATACTGCGAGCGACGGTTCTAGATTTAATCAAATTTTTGTTGGGGCTAGAAACGAATCAAATGACAGGAAGAAAAGAATTTTCGGATATAAGATTAGCATAGAAGCAAAACGATTCGCACTCTCAGTCCCATAGTTAGTAAGTAAGGGAGAGGAAGAACATGACAAACACAGATATATTTTTAGGAAGCGGCGCAAGTTTAACATTCGTTCCCGAAACGCATTTATACATAGAATTGAATCATAGTACTAGTAATACTACTAACCTAATTCCTGTAGCAGATTTCCAAAATTCTTACCTTTTAGTGCAAGATATTTATGTAGGATGCACTGTAGAAATATACAATAGTTCGGCTACCACTCCTAATTCTATTTGTACTATTACGGGAAATTCTTCCAATTCTATACAGATTACTCCGGCCCATACTGCTACTGCTACTAGCGGATATTTTTGTGTGATTAGACCATATGGTGCGCCTTGTGTTGGCCAAAGATATTCTACTGGTTCTTCTACTGCTAGACTAAATGCTGATAATTGGCTTGGTCTTTTGGAAAGTGCAGAATTTCCTAATGTGGAAGTAGAAGTAAAACAGATGAACCTTGCTCTTGGCGGCTCAAGAAACATGACTTACCAATACAAGGGAATAGAATCTGCTAGTGGTGGTAGTCTAAACTTTATGGCGAATCACGGTGCTTGGCTTTATTATGCTTTAGGAAAATGTGATAGCCTAACCGCTACCATGCTAAACTCCACCATAACCAACCCTTTAGCGGGTACTTCTGGGGAAATTTATATTGATTCTAACGACCAAGGGGCGGGTGCTAAAACTTTAGAAACCCATACAGAACAAGGTGGGCCTATTTTCTATAAGACCGGCTATGCGGCTACCGGAGTTTCTAGTACTGCGCTAACTCCTCCTATTCTAAAACATGTGGATTTACAATCGAAGATAGAAAAATTAGATGTTCCTGTTACTCCTTCAAGCATAACTAAAGCAATTACTTACGAATTCAAAGAATCTAATAATGACGAACTTCCTTCGTTTTCTTTAGAGCAGACTATTAGCAAATTACCTAGTAGTAGCCCATATCATACTAATACTAATCCGACGCTAGAAGACACTAATTTTGTACGAATCGCTAGAGGAAATAGAGTCAATAGTTTTACTATGACCGCTAATGAAAATGAAGAAGTTAAAATGACTATGGAGTTAAACACAAGGGCCGTTCATAAACTAAAGCAAAATGAGAATTACGAGTCTAGGGGAGGTGCAGGTTTAGATAATACTTTATTGTTTAATTATGAATCTGACGAGTTTTTAGAGCCATTCTTTTTCTCTAGAGGGAGTTTCAGTGCATTCGGCCAGCAGTTCCTAAAGATTACAAACCTTTCTCTAACTATTAATAACAACCTACAGGAAAAGAGATTTATTGGGGTTGGGAATACTTCTATTCAAGATGCTATTCCATCCAATAGAATGTACGAATTGTCTTTTACTGCTTTAGTTACAGATGATTTACTCTTCGAAGAACTATTTAATCGAAATGAAAATACTGGAACTTCTGTAGAAACAGGCGGTAGCAACTTCGCTCAAGATGGACTAATTGATTTGCAATTCGACAAACCCAATGGAGAAGAAATTAATATCTCTTTCAAGAATTATTTCCTAGAGAGTGCTAACTTTACAATACCGGAGGATAAAGGGCCAATTACCGTTGAAGCAATGGTAAAGCCTAGAGATTTGAAAGAATGTACTGTCAAAACTCATTGGAAATTACAAGGGTGATTTTGATGGATATGTACGAAAAAAGAAAATTAGCAGAAAAAAGAAAATCTGAATCTAAGAAAAAGGGCCGACCAAAGAAAGAGGTAGTTAAAGAAGAAACTACAGAATAATATTCCACCAACACCGTTTGTTCGTTTGTTGGTTTAGTAGGTGGAAGATATGTTAAACAAAAAAATAGTAAGTAACAAGAGTGTAATGTTTGCACTCACAGAAGCAAAGTGCCACTGGATTCAAGTAGCACCGGATAGTGATGAATACCTAAAGATTTGGATTAAGGAACCAACTTGGCTAGAAGTAGAAAAGGCCGCTAATTCCTTAATGAACATTGATTCAAAGACCCAAAGTTTTGATTTGGACTTGAACGCAATGTACCGATACATGATTGAGAATTTCATCGAGAAAACTGAACCCAGTTTATCCGCAGTTGATTTAATTAGACTCACTCCCTTTGTAGGGAATCAAATAAAAGAAGTAATGCCTAACCCTTTCGAATTAATGTCGGGGGATGAAGAAAAAAACGATTAATGAGGCGGGGAATTAGGTCTGGTAAAACAGATGCCCAAACAGGAAGCCTCTTAGTCGTCTACACTTTGGCACAAGCGTTAGGGATAAGCCCATTAGAAATCTATCAGATGCCAGCCCAATTAGTACAGGATTTATTAGCAATACATGGAATAGTTGAAGAGATAAAGGCAGAAGAAATGGAAAAGCAGACCAAGAAAATGAAGTGATATTATGGCCACCGACCCTCTTCTAAATACTAAGAAAACTCTTGGCGAAATAGCCGAAATTTCCCAAAAATACGAAGGCTACTTTACTAAAGCAGGTAAAGCGGTTTCGGGCTTTATGAGTGCTCAAGACGGGTTTAAAGGATTTGCTAAAAGTTTTCTTTATACCTTTAGAGGTAGTTTTACAATATTAAATAAATTCAAAACCGGTCTAATTGTGACAGGGAAGGTTTACGATACTACTATGGGACAAATAATGAAAAAGAATTCCCTACTAGGAAAAGGTATTAAAAAACTCAATGTATTAAAAATGCCTAACTTTGCAGAACGACTAAACCTACCCTCGTTTAAAAGCATGGGTAAAGGGATGAAAAACCTGTTGAATCAGATGGACTCCATTGGTGTTGATGGAGGAAAGGGGAGAGGATTAAGGGGAGTGATGTCAGATGTCGGTACTCTAACTAAACTTAAGGGTGGGCAATTCCTTGATAAGCGTCAAGAAGCATTTGGGGAAAGACTTGACCAAATTAAATCCTTTGGAAAGGGTGCTAGAGAAAAGGGTGGAGCAGCCCTTTCTTGGCTGAAAAAAAATAAATTTAAATGGATTGGTAAAAGTGCTGGTCTAATTTTAGGAGTTATGAAACTAGCAAGAACGATATTAGCCAAGGCGTTTAATTTCTTCATCATTTCTATGTTAGTTATAATGGCAGTAGGCACATTCCTCAAAGTGTTTTGGAGTACGGTTCAGTCTCTATACACCGGATTCATGAAACCATTTGAAGGATTTTATGCGGGAATAGAAACCGCTTTACATACTATTTGGGATAGTTTCTCTACAATAATAGATTTCTTTATGGGAGATGCTTCTCTTCTAGATGTAGCATATGCCCTGTTAGATTTAATGGTGGCTAGCGCATATGTCCTTTTGAAATTTGCATATACTATTGGATTGGCGGGCCTTTCTGCTCTTTTCCAAGTCGGCATGGATTTAGGAGAATCTATATTGGATTTCTTTTCTAGCCTAACTTGGGAAAAGTGGGCCTTGGGTGCTTTAGTGGCTTTAGGTGCTATGGTATTATGGATGTATGGATTCCCAATTATTGTACCTGCTCTCATAACTGCTGGAGTAATGATAGTGGCAAAGTGGCTTTGGGATAAATTATCTGACTGGGATGTATTTCATGCCGGAGGTACTTCTCATGGAGGCATGGCCCTTGTAGGGGAAAAGGGGCCAGAATTCGTAAATCTTCCAGCAGGTTCTAAAGTACATTCTAATAGAAAAAGTAGGACTATGGTTGGCGGTGGCGGTGGAGTTACTAACATCAATATTACCATTAATGCTAGAGATACTTCTGATGGAGAGATGAGAAGAATCGCAAGTAAGATAGGAGATATGGTAAATAATAAAATTAATAGAAGTACTTCTTCTAGGACAATGGGGTGATTAAATGAGTTTCGTGTATCTAAAAACTAAGGCCAATCAAGGAAGCCTCACTAAAAATGTAATCCCATTACTTGTCACTAGCGTTAGCATTTCTACAGATAAACAAATACCTGCTTTACCAGTCCCTCTTAGTGGATTAGCAACAGGGGAAGCGGTAACTGCGGCCCTAGATTTAGGAATGTCTAGTAAATCAATTACTTTACAAGGTTTCATTATGGAGTCTGCGATAACTAAAGACGGGTCGGGCGGACATAGTGGCGCAGCACTAACATTTACTGCACACGAAATCGCACAGATGATTGCATCCGGAGTAGATTCTACTGGCGCAGCACTTCACCAAGCATTTGATGAACTAGTATTTTTAATTCCGTCTAATGTAGATGAAAACTACAAAGATAGAGATGCCGATGGAAGCGGTAGTAGGGGGGATTTAATCCCTTGGACTTTTACTTCTAGAGGTGGGCGCAATGAACTAGATAATTACAGAGTCCCTCTTAGCGACTCCTTTCCTACTTCTTCTACTTCAGAAGGAGTTAAGGGGTTTATTAGACAGTTCGGTTGCGATTTTACTTCCGATACTGTAGAGGTTTCATTTACTATGCAATTTGAAGTAGCAACAGTATTCCCTTGAGGTGGTTAAAATGTATGAAGTATTGGCAGGAAAACAACGCTCTTTGGTCTTTCCAATTATGTGTAATGGCCATGTAGTTCTTCCCTATGCTTTGAATGTAGCAGATACAGAAGGGGATTCTGATACTAGCAATGATGTAGCATATGGATTATGGGCGCATGAAGGGTCTTTTACATTCGAGACAATAATTACTCCCTATGAAATAAATGGTCATGGAACTTATTCTTCTTTGAGTGCCCCTGCGAATACTAGCGTAAATAGTATGAAAGTAATGCCAGCACTATCTCAATCTGTCTATACCGCCGGTAATGAAAACCTTTACCAAAACGAGAAATATCTTTCTAGAACTGCTAGACTAACTCACGAAATGATGCTGTTTTATAATACTAATTTCCAAATATCCTTAATTAATTCTACACTACATAATGAAAATGAACCTGCTAGATATAAGATTAGAGTTAGATTAAAATTGGGAGCCAGTACTGAAACCTACACTACAGATGAAATGATTACACCGGTTTCTTTTGGTAGGCAGTTTAGATTAGGTAGCGTACTTGCCCTACCTACTCGACTAGTGGATTCTAATGGAAGGCAGAAATATAGACAGGTTGCTACCATTAGTAGCCATAGCGGGACTAATTTTACTACTAGTAAAGCAGACTATCTTTTTGCCGGTAATAAGCAAGAGGTATTTATTGCTCCTGCTGGAGAAATTATTTCCCTAGGAACTATAAACACTGTAGCAGGTTCAACCGGAAGTCAAGCAGTTGCCTTAACTAGTTCTTATTCTACTTCTATTTCCGACGGAACTCCTCTATATGTTAAAGATGAGCAAATGGCGATGTATACAGAAAATACATCTCATATCGCTTGTACCTTTAACGAATCAAATAGAAGGCTAACTATTTATTTTAATGGTAGTGAAGTTAAAGCAGATATACATGCTACAGATAGTACCTTCTCTTTTGCTAGAGAACATTCTTACTTGGGTGCAAATGGAACTGGTTCTACTGGGCCTAATTCAGCAACTACCAATAAACAATTCATGGGGGAGATTCATGAAATGTCCATGATGGGGGTTAGAAGAAAAGAATTCAAGGGAATAAACAATCTCCTTCCTAATTATGATGACACTTTATTTTATTTTAGATTCGAGGAGGTTGACTTATGAGTGATAGAATAGTAGTACTGACTAACGAAGGCAAATATACTAATTTAATTAAGTCGGGGACAGCCAATTCCACCGCCACTGTTACAGGCATATCCACAACTAACTTACAGGCAGGTATGCTAGTTACTGGAACTAATATACCGGACAACACCTTCATGAAGAGTTTTGATAGCAGTAGCCAAATAACTTTATCTCAGGCTACTACAGGAAACGCAAGTTCATTTAAATTTACTTCTACTAACTACCAAGTTCCTACAAATCCCCACATAAATATAGTAAAAACCCTATCTTCTACAGATAGACTTTACACTGCAATATTTCCCGATGATAGCAACACCGCACTAACTATTGATGAAGTAGGTACTAGCACTGCTAATACAGAAAGGCAGAACCTAGCAAATACAGAGGGATATAAAATAAAATGCTACGATTCTGCTACTGATGAAGGAGTCAAATTAATTGATGCTACTTCTAACTATAGCGATGCCGATTTTACAAACTACCACTACTTCATATTATTACATTCTGACGACCATAACAAACACCATTTTGCTAGAGTAACTCAAGTTACTTCTGACGATACAGCAGGAGACTCATTTGAATTTGAGCCAAGGCTAGGAACAGAAATAACAAAGGGCACTAAATTTATGTTATTCAGAGGCCCTGCTAAAGACACTTACCCTCTTGTAGTTTCAGCAGGAATAAAAATGAATTTGCAATATGAACTATTTTGTTCTAGACCTTTATTTTATTTCTTTGATGAGTACATGGATAAAGATGGACAATTGAATCATAGCACCAAATACTATTCCCATTGCCAAACTACTAATACTAATGGTGCAATTAATTTATATTCTGGATTAACTCATACTTTTACAACTATTACTTCCTACGCAGAAGATATTGTAGATTATAGCAAATATAATTTAAAGGCGCAAGTAGTAGATAATTTAGTGACTTTAGATGACCCTCATACTAATACTTCTAATGAAGGACTAAGTTTGAATAGTGCTGATTGGGCTGACTATGACGATGTATTCCCTAACGCAAGAAGAGACAGCGACGACTTGTCTAGCACTTGGGCATTTACTGGGCCTAAAAGATACTTACATTATAGAAATTCTCCCGATAGGGCTAATATAGTATTTGGCGTTTATGATAATATCGTATATGAATCGTATGGACAAAGAGGAGGCTATGGAGAAACTAAGATTGCCGACTTATTCAGAATACAAAATAAAAAGATTACGGAAAATATGCCATATAGAGTTAGGCATAAAGTACACAGGGCTAATTTAGAAGATTGGTTTGATTTAGAAGTGGAGGTTCTTTCGGCATCTTCCCCGACTTACACTTTTACTACTACTCACGATTTGAACAGTTTCCTAAATGCTAATGACGAAATAAAAATTGGAGATGTATTGTTTATTATAGATTCTATAGGAACCTTTACTGCTGCTACTGCATCTTCCCCTGCAAGCCAACCTATGACTTTAGAAGTGAGTGGCTCCAATAAATATCATAAGACAGATGGAGTAGCAGGGCTATTTTCTGTTTCATCTAATCCTACTATATCCGTAGGAGATAAACTATACCGTAGGGCATTTAATAGACAGGACAGTACAATACTTACAGATTTCCCATTAGTAGACAATAGAATAAATAATCTTTTTATCAACATTATTTCTAAAGACTATGGCTATATTAAATTAAATGTTACATCTGTAGATGTAGATAAAAAATTAATGACCGTTAAATTCGTAACTAAAACATATGGCACTGGGACTAATAGTGGCCTACAGTGGCTTAATGGAGATTACGAAATAGAGATAGAGAAACTAAATGGCACGATAGAAACCATAGACTCCTATCAAGAAAGCGGTCAAAGGATTTTACAGATAAGTGGCAGGAATAGTTATAGTAAATTATTATCACCTTCTGTAAATAAAAATACTCTTCATTCTAAAGATATTATTTATTCTAGTAATAGTCCCTTTAACAATGTAAAATTAATTACCGGTAGTCCATTTTTGACATGTTCCTTCAATAGCAAAATTGTAGAGTTTGATTCCGATAATTACTTTGATGCTACTGCTGATGTTGGCACTCATGTTTATGCTTATCATGTAGACCATGCTAACACTTCTTATGTTGGAAAAATCGCTACCGTTGATAGCAGTACAAGAGTCACTTTAGAAAATTATGCTTTAGTAGAAAGTGACCCTACTAGTAGCCCATCGAGTGCGGCAGTAGGGGCGGAAGCAACTTCTAAACACTATGTTTTCAACAAGGCACTTTCTACTAACTCATTCCAAAATACTAGTACTGACTTAACTGCGGCTTCCGATAAGGGGATAATCTTCGAGAGTGGACAAAGCCTAACTAGCACTGGTGCTGAATCTGCCACCTTGGTAGGGACATCTGCAAGTCAAGATTCTAGAGCATTGGGATATTATCTTAGTGATACTGTAAGAATAAAAAGTGATTCTGCATTCCAAGCAAGGCTAGATGATAACGCAGCGAGCAAAACATTCCAAACCTTCGATACCATAAATACGCTAATTGACTTTTCTATACTAAGTACTAAAGAAGCAGATGGAAAAACACTAATAGAAATTGCTCCGCATATGCCTCTAACTTTAGGAAGAGTAGATATCAATTTTGCAAATACACAAGATACTACCTTTACAGATTTAGGGGCTTGCACTACAGGTACTTCCGGTAACACTTATTTTACAATTGATAAAGACGCAGGAGGAGGAACTACTACTAGTGATGCCCTACTTTCTACTACTGCTAGTCCTAGAAAATTACATAATAAACCAGTTTATGCCAACGGTGTTTTCTTAGGTAAAATCATTACAGTGACTCTTCATACAGACCACGATACAATTTATGTTTACTTGGATAGGAAACTAACTTCCACTATTAGCACTCACACCATACAGATTTTAGCAGAGAGTACTTTCTTAGAGACAGGAAAACTAACTCATGAATTGGCTTTACTAAATGCTGGACATTTACATACTGGAAAAATAATATCTTTGCTAAGTCCCCATGTTAATGAAGACAGCACCTACAAAACCCTGTCTATGAATTACCCACTCTATTACGACGATATGGCTGAAGAGTTTTATTATTCTGAAAAATACGGTTCTCCTTATTTTAGAATAATAAATTTAGAAAAGGGAAACTATAATAGAATTAATACTACTAGCACTACTGACATAAAAGATGTTTCTGAGTATTATTTAGAAACCGTAAGCAAAGTTCCATATTACGCCAGTTCCTATAGATTTGGATTAGGAAACTACATAGAGAATTGGAGCGAAGACTATCCTATTATCGGAGTTGGTAAGACGGGAGAGAATGCTGCTCCGCATTTTAGTACCCACTTACTTCCCGAATCTAGAGGAAATACTTCCGTATATGGTTCTAGATTTTTCGATTCTAATTTAAGAGCAGAAAATGTTGCCCTAACAAGAACTCTGTTTACTCACGACCCAAGCGTAACTAATACAGTGGCAGATGTAGCGGGTACTCATGAGAATGTATTTACTGCCAAAGACCATTTAGACTTATTAGACTATAAGATATCTAGAATGTTTCTTTTTGCAACTTCTGACCTTCACCCTTATTCTTCTGAAAGAAAAGACAGTCTAATGTATAGCGGTCAGACTAGAGAAATTTCTAATTATAATTTCTTTTCACTAGAGGCCCCTGTAGAAACTTCTTCTTCGGATATTAAAGAAAGCACCATCGGTAGAACTAATACATTAACACTAAACGATTCTAATTACACTTCCAGTTCTATTATCTCTGCCGATAAAACTATTTCAGAATTAAAGAGATTTTCTTTAATGAGATTAACCGAAGTAGTTTTCGATTGGGCTTTCAATCAAATAGACCCCGAAAATATAATTTCTAAAGACAGAGTTTTACCGCAATTCAAGTATTCGGCTTTCGACTTTGATACTCTAGGTACTTTGTTTGCAAGTACTTCTCAAGTCGCTACGGGAGATTACAACGATTATACGGTGGCTGGCTGTTCTTATAATAATGGAACTACCATAACCCATTCTTCTAATACATCAATAAAAGCAGGAATGCCAGTTAGCGGGGATGGAATACCAACCGGTGCTACTATTGCTAGCATTACCGATGCTACTCATTTCGTACTATCTTCTTCTACTACTGGAGGGAGTAAGAGTAGTCAGACTCTAACCTTCGGTTCTTATATTGCAACAGATACTTCTGTAAATCCTAATACCTTAACAGGGCAGAGAGAAATAATAGCAGATTCCGATGGAAGATATATTGGGGAGGTAGCCGCTACAGAAGGAAGCAGCAGTAGTTGGAAAATAGTCCTAATGGATAAGGCTAGAAAAACAAATGGTACGGCTTATTTTGCTGGCACTTTGTATGCTTTAGGAACTATGAGAAATGCTGACGGTTCGGCTACCAGTAGGGTTTCTACTATACGGGGGCATGGAAAGGAAGATACATTTGTCCAACTTAGAAAGGAACCACATATGATGAAGTCTATAATCGTAAATGATGTTGGGTCTGGACATTATGGTGACGGAACCTGTGCTTGGAGTAGGCAGAACACTGTAGTTCTAGACCAAGGCGGCACTATTAATGGATTTAAAACATTTAATTCATATCTTCCTATTGATTTTGATGCGGCTAGCATTTTAGGAGACACTAGCCAGTCTGCATCAGGTATTAGTGACCATCCCTTCAAACTATTTGAGTTGTTTCATGGAAGTTTGGGCGAGCCCGATAATAGCGCACCTGCTGGAAACGAATGTTTGTATAATCCATTTCTACCTATATTTTTAGACCGGTTTGATGTTGAAGAAGGTGGAGGCAGTTTGGTTTCAAAGGGAACCGTTGCCGGTGCTATTAGTTCTATAGCCTTTAGAAGTTCCCAAAGTTCTTCTACCCCGTTTTGCCTAGTTGGAATGGGAATACTAAACGACTTTGCCGAGCACGAAGACGGAGTGGGCTCTCACGCAAATAGAACATATGCGAAAGATGCAGATGGGGTAATGTTGGGATTCAAGCCCCGTTTATATCTTACTTCTTCTGCAACCAATACTAATAAAGCGGCTGGAAATAGAAATGTGTATAGTTATGCCATTGATTTAGATACTGATATAACTAGTATAACTTATTTTGATGAAGATGACACTTCGGGTACTGCTGATTCAGTAGCCTTCGCTAATATAAATAGAAAATCTCTAAGATTAATGAATGATTTAACCGGATGTTATTTGGTTTCAGAAAAAGGGAAGTACTACGATGAGAATTTTACTGTCCAAACATATTCCAGTCTATTAGCAAACACTCCTTCACTAAACGAACAAACTCCTAATGTCATAGCGTATGTAATTTCTCACGAAATAGACACTACCAATTCTACTGAAAGACATATCTTAACTTTAGATACTGCAATAGTTACCGATTTTTACAGAATAATGCAGCCTAATCATGTGTGCTTTTATACTCACTCACCTAATAAAATTAGGTTGAATACTCTATCATCCGCATACACTAAAGTTAGTGGAGAAGATAATTGTTATGACCCTAGCGAAATCAATTCTTATATGGTTAGGAATAAAAGTGGAGGTCGCTCCTTTACTAGATTCCATAACACAGGAGGTAAAGAGGCGGCTCTTTCTATGTATGTCGCATTAGATATGGATGCCCAGTCTGATTCACAGTGGGTCTTGCAGAGATTCCCCGATAAAATGGAAAGTTTACTTACTCCTAATAGTGACTTAACGGTGGCTGTTTCTGATGGAGATAATGTTTACAAGACTTCTATGACCTATACTGATAATGGAGACGATATAGGGCATTTCCTATCCTTTGATAAGATGGAAGAAACTTTGGGGGTAGCATCTATTAGTGAACCTATCACACTAACCGTAAACGGAGAAGTATCTGCTGCTGCTAAAAGAGGAATGATTGGTAGCGTTGTAGACATTTGCTACGAGGGTACTGATTTAATCAACGACCTGCTAGAAACAAATGATATAGAATTCACTTCTGAAGATAGTGACTTCCCATATTTCTTAGCACCCAACTATAAGGGGATTGATTTATTTTCTGCAATTAACTTAATTCTATCTAAAAAAGATATGGTCTTAATCGAAGACCCGTCTGCTTCCTCAACATACGAAATAGCAGATTCTACTTTTAAATTAGTAAATAATACTAGTGAACTAAACTACCCCAAGGTAACACTTAGCGATAATGGAGACTACCAAATATACGAATATAATAAAGTTAAATCTGTATTTGATTTCTATAACGAAGTGATTGTTTATGGTAAAGTACACAAGGGCTCTAGAAAGGATTTGAGAAGCATAAACAAACTAGGTAGGAAAACCCTAGAAGTGTATGAATCTGAATTAACTTCTCAAGAGGCAGTAAATAAAAGGGCACTGGAATTGCTAAGGCTACATTCCTCTGACAATGTTAGACTAAATATTACAGTTGGCCATAATAACATTAGTCAATTACAGGCCGGAGATATAATCAATGTAGAACTAACTAGGGAAGGCATAGAACTAGACGAATACATTGTATTACAAATAGAACATACTTTTACTGGTATGCTTAAATTAGAACTAGGCAGATTTACAAAACAATTGGAGGATAGATTTGCTGAATTACTTTCAGATAATAAAAAAATACACGCAGATATTAGGGCTAAAGAATTTGATGAAAGGGCGATAACCTTTGATATATTAGATTCCCTTGATATTAAAGTTAGCAAACTTTTAGTTAGAAGAATAAACTCAGACGGCTTGACTCTAGGATTCGGGGCAGCCCTAAATACTAGTACCACCCCAATGGGATTCAATAGCGGTGCAACGATTGACAATTTAGTGGAGGAAGAATATTGATTACCGATGAAATGAAAGCAGAAGTACTTAGTTACATAGAAAGCACATTAGCCGCTAGCGCACAAATAGGCTACGGTGGAAACTCAACTAGCCCTAGGTCAACTACTTTAGATGTGCCTAGCGGAGCAACTGTAACAATAGCAAAGGAAAAATCAAATCTAAATGTTTTAGAAATAAAAGTTACTTGTGCTGGTAGCAACATTACTGGAAAAGTAATAAGAGAGTTGGGCATATTTAAGACAAGTAGCGAGATGATAGCGAGAGTCAATTTCGATGGAGTCGGCCCATTTACAGCATCCGAAACTTTAGAACTATTCTTAACAATAGAGGTGAACTAAAATGGTTAATACAACAAACCCGCACTACATAACACAAAATGCCACAGGTACAAGTTTAACTCAGCCTGTAGATACAGTAGACTTCCCACATTCGGGACTAATCAAGGCACTGAATCAGATGGCGGCAGGTAATGTAGTAGTAAAAACTGGTACGGATTTTGACATAAATCAAACGGGCAGTAATCTAGTTGTAGCGGCTGGAAAAATACTAAGGAATGGGGAATATCATGCTGTCGGAACTAAGACTTTTGCTGATAGTGCATTAACCACTACTTATGCTAAAGGCTATCATTTGCTAGTAGTGGCCGATGGAAGAGAAAGTGGAGAAACTGTAAATGAATTATATCTAAGGCCACCAACCGCTAACGAAAGAGTTCCGGAATTCAAACTTGGAGATACTATTGTTGCAATGATAGAATACTCTAGTGTGACTTCCGCCGGTTCTAGATTAATTCAATACTTTACTACAAATAAAGAATCTAATAGTTTGAGTATTGCTTATGGTGTTGGTTCTGACCCAAATAAGATTTATACTCCTACTGCTAGTATAACCGGTGCGGCAACAGGAACTACTATTACTAATACAGTGGGCGATTTTACAATAGATAACCAAGATACTAATGACCAAATAATTTTACAATTAGGTACTGATACTGATGCTACCGCAGTAGTAATTAAAGACGATAGCGGAGTTAATAAATTTGTAGTTACGGGGGATGGAAAAACTCAAGCAAAGGATATTTTAGAAGTAGGTACTGATTTGAAAATGTCTACTTCTTCTGATGATGCTATTATAGAGAATGTAACCAGTAATAAAGATATTATTTTCAAAGCAAACGATGGTGGTGTTGTTACCGAAGTAATGAGAATAGATGGTTCATCTTCAAGAGTGGGTATTGGGGCAACAGCACCCACAGCAAAATTAGAAGTTAGTGGAGATACGGCAATTTCAAGAAGTTCTGATTCAGGACAAACAAGAACATTAAGTATCGAAGGTGCAAGAAACGCTACGGGTACGGATTATGCAAGAATTGATTTAGAAAATTATGATTCTAATTCCGGTAGTCCGGCTACTTATGTTGGTGCGAGAATTGCGGCTATTAATGAAGCAACAGGGGTTGATGATGGCAGTTTAGTATTATCTACTGCTAATGCTGGAACATTAGCAGAAAGAATGAGGATAAAAGATTCGGGAGAAGTAGTAATAGGAACCGACCTTCAACTATCCACATCTTCTGACCATGCTATTATAGAAAATGTAACTCAAGATAAAGATATTATTTTCAAAGCAAACGATGGTGGTGCTACAACTGAAGTAATGAGAATAGATGGCTCTACTTCAAGAGTAGGTATCCCCTCTCTCT